TTAGCTTTTTGCTAAGGATAGATTCTTTGAAATGTGAGTAGTAATTCGACATGTGTTAGATTTAAAACAATTAAAGCTTAATTACCATCGGGGATATTGGGGTAAGCCGGTACAAATTGCGGGAAATCGAGACAATTAAGAAAAAAAGATCCCGCTTTTTATTTTTTGTGGTAATAGCTAATAATAGTTAGCGAAACTTCGGCCACGTGGGAGGATTAAACTATGAGAAATTTATCAATTAATTATCCGATAAAAATCACCTTAAAACTTGACGAATCAAGAATTTTTAAAGACGGCATTTTTGAATTTACGAGTAAATCCGACCCTGAGCAAATTGCAAGAATTATTAATATTAAAAGCGGTAAATTGCTTGGCTGGTTTGATGCTGAGAAAAACTATCACCCCAAAAATAGCCGGTGTGATTTAACGCCGGAAGAAATAGCGACAATTGTTCCTCAATTAAATTACAAACCTTTTGAGAAAATGATTCGCGCTGAGAAGGCCAAATTAATCTGCAAGTGGTTCGATTTGCATCTCAACATCGGGTATAAAATTTACTGGCAAGAGAATTTGAGAAGGCTTTTTTTGAGCAAACACCCCCGAGCGTACTGCGCCGTTGTTCCCCCCGACTACGCCGCAAAAAAGATTGTTCATGGATACGTTCGTGCCAGTTGCGCCATCCAGCGTGATTTTGTAGCTATCCCGTAAAAAAGATCCTCCCCGAGAAAGGCCGCAAAGGCCGCACTTTTGCGAAAAACTAGGACAAACCCTTAATATTATTAAAGAATCCAGCTAAAAAACACAAAGGCCGCATTTTATTTTGCGGCCTTAAAAACATATCTAAGATATTATAATTATTAATCTTTCCGAGAAAGGCCGCAAAGGCCGCACTTTTTCCTTATACCCATATGGGTATAGGGTAGGGTATCCCGGCAGTAGTTAGGTAGGGAATAGCAGGAAAAGTAGGGATAGGAGTATAGGGTGCGAACTATGCGAACTATCTATATACCTACATAATAATAGTAATATATATATATATAATATATATAATAAATATATATACTTATATAACAATAAGAATGTTCTTATCGGTCAATTTTAAAATTCAAAAGGCCGCAAAATGACTGCGAACAAGTGCGGCCTTTCGCGAACGATCTATTTTTTTTTAAAAAAAATATTGACTATGCAGCAAATTAGTATATACTATATATATATTAAAGAAAATTAGACAAAAACCAGGAACAAGGAGACAAAATGGGAACTAAAAAAAGCTTAGGAGAAAAAACCATGACAAAAAAAATGGAAAGCGCGCTTTACGAAATAGCAACGAGAACCATTCGGAGCACCGAACTTCACCCAAAAACCGCCGCCGCACTGGAAAGGCTGGGACTGATCGAGTATCGCTCCGCTTACTTTGGTCGCTTTGGGGGTGTTGGGGCAGGCAGGTACCTCTTGTTGACTGATTTTGGCGCAGGCTATGTCCGCGAAAAAAATATTGTAACTTAAAATCAAAAACTAGGAGAAAAAACTATGACCGAAAAAAGACGACGGTGGCCCGAGCAGCTTCATCTTTACATGAGCCGCGAACAGAAATCGAAATTAGAAGCGGAGGCGGCAAAAAGAGAAAATACGGTTGCCGCGCTTCTGCGTCGGCTAATTTCTGACTTTTTAGAAAAAGAAATTCAAGAATAAATTTTATACAAATTACCGCGCCGACCGGCCCCGCTTGTGGGCTGGGCGGTAATTTCTTCAGCTTCCAACATTGTGTTTAAAATTTCGTTGAGTTCTTTCGCGCTTGTGTGAGAATTTTTTAAAAGCGTTTTTCTTAAAACCCCATTTTCATTTTTAGAAATTATTTCCTTAACTTTGTTTTTCTTGCGCTCAAAATCGGAATCCGCGATTTGAGTTGTGATTGATTGGGCTAGTGCGCTGATGCAAGTTGTTGTGATTTCGACCGCCCAAGTTAAATCTTCTTTTGTGATTTCGCTATTGTCGCAAACTGTAAGCGCGAGCTTTGCGGCGTGCTCACTCGCACGATTCCAAACAGTATCAACCCCTTCTGCCGCGTCCTGCGCTTGATCCTCAAACCAATCATCGGCTTCCCAGAATAGCGTTTCTGCTTCTTTGCTAAAATTCACAACTTTGGGTTTTATTCCGCTAATTGCATCAAGATTCCCGCTTGGGTTTGTGTTGGTCGGCATGTTGAGAATTGATTTTATTTCTTCAATAATATTTTCTGATATTTTGTTCGCCGCTGTTAGCGCCTCGCGCCGTTTTTTTACTCGCTTATTTTCGATTTCAAAAACCAGCCAACGCGGCAAGAACCCCGAAAGCGCATGGCTAGAATTTAAACTTTTATAAAAGTTCCCCGGCGTGCTCGCGCCAAAAACGCAAAGACATGGTTGCTCGATATCCTTGCGCGACATTTTAGAATCGTGATCGGCGTATTCACCGCCAATGAAAATAGACCCCGCGCTGCTAAACAATTTCATTGTTGTTCCGATAATCGCCGCCTGATGCCCCGCCGCATTGCGTGATGTTAGAATTTTCAAAGCTTCTCCGAATTCATCCCATAAAATTAATCGCCGGCCAAAATTGTTTTGCATGGATTTAAGTAGCCCTGCCGCGCTCTGTGGTTCCCCACCCACTAATCCCGATTGCAAAACTTCGTGTAATATTTTTTTAGCCGATTCTATTGGATGATTTTTCCCCGCGCCTGATTTCGCAAGCCCAATAATTAATAAATTTGTTCTTAAATTTGTTTCGGTTCGCACCCTGTGCGCTTTTAATGCCCCAACTAGAGAAAGCGCCACTCCGAGGCTTAATGCCGGCTGGGGCTTGATGGCTGTTTGCGTAATCCAGCGTGTGATTTTGCCGACAAGCCCCGGTGCGTTCATCGCTAAATCATCAGAAATCACAAAACTTTCTTTTTTGGTATTTTCGATTTCTGTTTTTTTGTTTTCTAAATTAGCAATTAAATTTTCAACCGAGGCTTGAATATCAGGATTAATTTCTTGCCGCGCATAGTAGCCGTTTAAATTTGCATACCAAAATAAAGTTTCTATGTTGATCCCTGAGCCGCGAAAGCTTGCCCATTTATTTTGCATTTCGCTTTCTTTGTATTTTGAACCTTTTGCGCTCCAATTATTCCAAGCGTTTAAACCATCACCGCCCGGGAACTCCGAAGCAATCGCCATTCCGATTTCGATCCATTCGTGATACCCACAATCAGGACTACAAAATTCGAGAGCGTCAATTACTTCATCGATTGTTGTTAGTGAATTTTCTTTGCTTTTAGGCTCTAGGATAACTTGTTTTGAATTCGTTTTGCCGCCAACTATTTCATTGATAAAATCTAAATTTGGCAAGCTTGGCAATTCGTTTTTGTCGATTGTTAAAAGTGTTTCACTTGTTAGCCATTCGTAATTATTGCCGTTTGGATGTTGCGACGGTGGGATAACGGTTTGTCTACCGTCGCTTAACAATTCACAAATCACCTCACCATCAACAACCCAACGCCGCGAGCCTTCACCGTTATATTTATAAAATGCGGTAAATCCTTTACTTCCTTTTTTGATGACCGGGGAACCAGGAAGCATTTTATAAATGCGCTCGCAAAGCTCAGGCTGATTATCAAAATCTATTGCAACAATTCCTGAAACTTTGCCAAGCACAACCCCAACGCCGACACCCGGCCACTTACTCCAGCCTTCACATGTTTTTTTATCTGCGATCTCGCGCTGATATTTTTGCCACTCCAGGTAGTACCATCGATTGTCTATGTACCGGCCCGGTCTTTTGTCTTTAGAGATTATGGGGATTGCTGAGACTTCTTTTTCAATTAAACTTTGAAAAATATTCATAACGAAATTTTAGAACGCCAGCGTTAGATTTTCTTTTTTTTCAAATCTAGAATCAGCGTCTTTTAAATTCATTATTGCTTGTTTGTAATAACTATCCTTTAGTTCTATCCCTATAGCTTTTCTTCCCAGAGAAACAGGGCTATATACCTCCGAGCCTACTCCCATAAATGGAGTCAATACCACCTCCCTTGGGTTACTATAAAGCTCTACCAACCTATCGACTACATCAAGCTGTAAGGGGTGAACATGCTTTTCGTCGTCCTCCTCCCTGCTTTCTTTAAAAGGCAAAACATTTTCAATTCGGATATCATCCCAAACAGAGCTCGCGTATCGTTGCCAAATCAAATGAGACATTTTGTTTTCTCGCGGATCTCCATCGTAGTTAATCCATTTTTTTTTAAAATCCGCGTAATTGCCGTAAGTTTCGATATGCGCGGGGAGAAAAGGAGTTTCTCCAAAATACTCGTTTAAACCAAATGGATGAGTTACGGGTATTTTATTTTCCCCTTTTTTCGTAAATATTAATATATAATCAGGCATCGCAGTAAAACAACGCGTCGTATCTTCTACAATAAATTTGTGCATTAAAGATTGAACCATCGTCCTCATTCTGACCTTCAATGGCTCTTTCCATATCGTGATTCTATTGCGATAAAAAAAATCGTGCTTCTCGTGCAGCCGGATTATTTCGTGCGGGAAATCCCACAAATAGCACTTATTATCATGTATATCTGTGCAATGGACGGCGCTTATTCTCCCGGGCTTTGTTATTCTTGCCATCTCTGCGATTAAAAAATCGTATTGCTCTAAAAATTGTTCCCTGCTTTCACAGTTCGAGAAATCGTTTTCTGAGCTTGAATAGTTGTATAGTCCCGCAAAAGGCGGGGAATATATACTTAGATCAATACTTGAAGTTGGCAACGTAGGTAATACATACATGCAGTCGCTATTATACAAGGCGTAATTATCTTTGATTGTTTGCTCTTTAATCATAAATTCCCCCTCAACTAATTAATAAAACTTGGCAATAATATTTGTTTGTCGAATTCTTTTTTTGTAATTTTATAATCTGAATTTGTTTGAGTAGTTAAATTTTCAAACATTTGAATCGCTTTATTTTTTTTTATCATCAAACTTTCCATTATTCGTGTTTGACCATCCGATAAAACCAAATCTACGGTAACTGGTCTTGTCTGGCCAAATCGCCAAAATCTTCTTATCGCCTGATAGTATTGCTCGTAGGAGTAGGTGGGGAAATATGTTGTATGGTTGCAGTGTTGCCAATTTAGCCCAAATGCTGTGATAGAGGCTTTCGTTATTAATTTCTTAATGTCCCCGTTAGAGAAGGAAAGTAAAACTTCTTCTTTCTCGTCTATATTCATTTTGCCCTTTATTTCGTATGCTTCTTTGTCCAATTTTGAAATCAAATCCGCCTCGTCATTTAAGTTTACCCAATACACAGAGATATCATGATCGGTTGCTTTTTCTACCGCCATTTCGCATCGTTCCTGTATTGTTGCTCTAACTTCCGCTTTTATTTCAAAAAAGTTCGTAGCAGGGAAGTTAAACAAAGAACATTGATTATTTATCGCAATAGGCTGTTTATTTCTAACAATAGTTTGAACTTCGTCAAGCGAGGGGAGGGTATGCAAGGCGTCACTAAAGCCTAAATCGCTTGGCTTCCTCATGCTAATACTCCAACTTGACATCCATTGCCAAAATGATTTTTCCGCGTGAGGTTTTAGATACCATTCCTCCCCGGCTCTGTGTTGTCCAGATGCTTTAATAGTATTGTTATTGTTTTTAAAGAATTTTGTAAGCATGTCGATATACCCTAAATACCCCAACGCCTCCGAGGATGTCCCTAGTTCGACATAATCATTAGGGGAAGGCGTAGCCGTAAATAGATATCTATATTTCACTTTTTGCAAAAAATTTGTGCAAAGCTTTTTTGTAGCCCCCTCGAAATTTTTGAGAATGGAGCTTTCGTCCAAAATTACACAATTAAAATCATTGCTATTGAATTTCTCTAACCGCTCGTAGTTGCATACCACAATTTTAGTATCGTACTTCCCGTCTTTGGAATAGGATATGTCATCTATACCAAATCTCTCCGCCTCTTTTAAGAACTGGAAGGCCACCGCTAGCGGACAAATAATTAAAACGGGCTTATTAGTGTGTTGAATATAGTTTCTAGCAATGGTTAATTCGATGATTGTTTTACCAAGTCCTGTATCGAGAAATACCGCGCATCTCCCCTTTTTAATCGAGTAAGTTGCAACATGTTTTTGAAAATCAAATAAATTATTCGGGAAAAAAAAGGGCTCAATTCCATAATCAACTTGAGAATGTTGCTTGCTTTTAAGAAATTCCGAATAATTCATATTTATACCCTATATTCTTTTATTTTGCGTTTTTTTTCTTGCGTGTTTTTTGGTTTGGGGTTAGAGAGTCTTTGTCATAGACAAAAAAAGGTAATTGGTAAAGAAAAAATATCAATTCAAAATAAAGGCAAAAAACAATGGCAATCAACCTAAAATCGCTCCAACACGGCCAGGAAAACAAACCGCCTCGAATTATTATTTACGGGGAAAACGGGATTGGGAAAACCACTTTCGCCGCGCAAGCCCCAAGCCCGGTGCTGATTCAAACCGAAGATGGTTTAGGGCAATTAGATATCCCGAGATTTCCGCTTGCGACTACATACCAAGATGTTATTGACTCGCTTGATTCGCTAGAAAAAGAAAAACATGATTTTAGCACTGTTATTATCGACTCGCTTGATTGGCTAGAAAAATTAATTTTTCAAAAAGTTGCGGAAGATGAAGGGAAGGAAGTAATCGAAGAGATCGCTTACGGGAAAGGCTACGTTTTTGCGCTTGGGCTTTGGGATAATGTCGCAAATAAACTAAATTGGCTTAGGAATAACAAGCAAATGCTCGTTATCTTAGTTGGCCACTCGCTAATTAAGACTTTTAATTCCCCCGACACCGAAAGCTATGATAGGTATCGGTTAGATTTGCACGATAAATCGGCAAGTTTTATTCGCGATTGGGCTGATTGCATTTTATTTGCAAAATACAAAGTTTTTACAAAAACCTCCGCTGACCAAAGAACCACAAAAGCCACAAATTCGGCCCAAAATTTAAGGTTTCTTTATACAGAAGAACGGCCAACGCATTGGGCTAAGAATCGTTACTCCTTGCCGTACGAACTGCCGTTCGAAAAAGAAACCTCTTGGGCAACATTTGCCGCCGCAATGTGGCCTAAAAAATAAATAAAAAAATCTCTAAACAATAAAAACAAAAAAACAAGAAAGGAAAAATATGGCTGAATTAGGAATTAGTTTTGACAATAGAGAAGTTGAGCCCACTAGCGAATATGCACCACTTCCAAGAGGGGAATATATTGCGATGATAACAGCAAGTGACGTTAAGGAAACAAAGGCCGAGACGGGGAAGTATCTGAAATTAGTTTTTCAAATATTAGAAGGTAAATTTCAAAATAGAATTTTGTTTCACAATCTCAATATTGTGAACCCGAATTCTGAAGCTCAAGCAATTGGCCGTGGGCAATTATCCGCAATTTCTCGCGCTTGTGGGATAAACGGAGAACTAAAAGACTCTAACGAGTTGCACGATTGCCCGATCCGGATTGTTGTTGATCTCGACAAGCAAAACCCCGAGCAGAACAAAATTAAAGCATTTAAACCATATGCGATTGCAAACGCCCAGAAAGTTGAGGATGCTGAAAATCCGGAGCAAAACGTAGCCGCGCAAATCAAAGAAATGCCTCCGGAAACCCAAAAAGCAAAAGCACCTTGGGCAAAGTAAAAAAAATGAACGTGCTTTCGCTTTTTTCTGGCGCACCGCTGCGGATGTTCTTAGTTTTGTTAAAGGCAGGAGTGGTGCGCCCGAGGCCGATGACAGGGAGAATGGCGAAATATGACACCCGACCGAGATTTTTTAATTTCATTGTTTTTCGGCTCAATTATTCTAGCCGCTTGCTTTTTTTATTTTGGTTATAACGCCGGGAAAAGTGATCGTGCTGTAGATATTTATTTTAAACAAATGGCACAACGATAAAATGAACTTGCGACCCTACCAACAAGCTGCGATTGCCAGCATCTACCGGTATTTTGAGGCTGGCAATGCTGGCAACCCGCTTGTTGTTGCCCCAACCGGCTCGGGGAAATCATTGTTAATTGCTGATTTCGTGCGTGGAGTTTGTGAATCCTACAAGGATCAAAGAATTTTAATTTTGTCGCACGTCAAGGAAATACTAGAACAAAACGCAAGCAAGCTTTTGCAATTTTGGCCCGGGTGCCCACTTGGAGTATACAGTGCTGGATTAGGCTCAAGGCGAATTAATCAAATTACAATCGCCGGGATTCAATCCGTTTTTAGCAAAGCTGAAACTTTTGGTCATTTTGATTTAATTTTGATTGACGAATGCCACTTAATCCCCAAAAAAGGCCAAGGGCGCTACTTAACTTTTATTTCCGCAATGCGTGAAATAAATCCAAATCTGAAAATAATTGGATTTACCGCCACACCGTTTCGACTTGATAGCGGTTTGCTGCATCAAGGAGAAGGAAGAATATTCACTGATATTTGTTATAATATTTCGATTTCTGAACTGATAAAAGATGGCTTTTTATCGCCGCTAATTGGCAAAAATGCGGCAACACAAGCTGATTTATCTGAAGTTAGAATACGTGGCGGAGAATTCTTAGAAACTGATTCAGCAAGGGCAATGGATAAAGAAGAATTAACTCGCGCCGCAATTAAAGAGTGTTTAAAGTACGCATCTGATCGTAGCTCTTGGCTGGTATTTTGCACCGGGATTGAGCACGCTAACCATGTTTGTGAAGAACTAACTCGCAATAATATTTTTTCTAAAATCGTAACTGGTGAAACGCCAAAATTTGAAAGAAAAAAACTTTTAGAAGATTTTAAAAACAAGAAAATAAAAGCGCTTTGCAATTGTAACGTGCTTACAACTGGCTTTGATGCGCCAAATACCGATGCGATTATTTTACTTCGACCAACACAAAGCACTGGCCTTTATTGTCAAATAGTTGGTCGTGGTATGCGACCCGCGCAGGGTAAGCAAAATTGTTTAGTGCTTGATTTTGCCGGGAATATTGAGCGGCACGGCCCAATAACTGAAATAATTGTAAAAAGCGGCAAAGGTGCAACCGGTGATAAGGAAGGGATTGCATCCCGTGGCCCGATCAAGACTTGCCCAAGTTGTAGATCTATAATGCACCCTGCCGTAAAAGAATGTTTAGACTGTGGTTATATTTTTCCAATCGAACCGAAACACGATGCAGAGGCCACCAACGCCGATCCGCTTGCGCGTTCCCTACCGCAAGAATTCGAAGTTTTGAACGTTAGCTACAAAAAAAATGAAAAGCCTGAGCGCATCCCCACGTTGCGCGTAGACTATCTTTGTCTTGATGCGCGAATAATTATGGAATGGATTTGCTTTGAACATCCAGCGGAGAATTTTGCGAGACAAAAAGCGGTTAGATGGTGGAGAGAGCGAGCGCAAAGAGAGCGAGCTTTTTCAACCCCCAAAACAATTGACGAAGCGCTTGCCCGTATCAGCGAATTGAAACCAATCAAAAGCCTCCGAGCAAAAAAAGATGGCAAATATTGGCGTATTTTGTCCGCTGAATTCAAAAGCAAAAAAGAAATTGATGCAGAAAAATCAACGCAGAATTATTTACGCGAAGCAATTGGGATATGACAACGAGAATTATCAAACAAATGAAAGCCACTAAGTTAATTTGTCGATCTCTGCAACATCGGCCCGAAGATTGGGTATTCGATTCTCAGTGGGTAACTGCGGTAGATTCTAATTGGATTTTGTTATTTCATGAAAAATCTAAATTAAAAATTTGTTTAAGTCCTTCGCTCTCAATAACGATGCCGGGGAGCGCTGTTACTAGGCTGAGTTTCCCTTTCACCCTTTGGCTAAGAATTTGCATTAAAAAATGGCGCAAGGAGATAGAAAAAAGAAGGATAGATAGGATTCTCGAAAATATTATACAAGAATTCCAAGGTTTAGAATTAAGCTCGGAGGGGGTCTAGTATGAACAAATACACCAAGGAGCAGGCCATCAAGCGCCTTTGCGAGAGAAGAAAAGAGCTAAGAAGCTTGCTAGAGAAATTCCCTTACTCTAGCCGCCAAGAGCTTAAGGAAGTTGAAGAAACAATATCTGAAATTGTCGCGATGCCCGACAACACTATTTTTGGGCTAACATTGCTGCAAATAGCTTTCCTAAGAACTACTAAAGAATTTGATGTTCTTGAAGCCGAAGAGCGATGGATTCAGAGAATTGAGGGGTAATTATGAATATTTTTGAAAATAAAAATATTATACTAGTTGGTAATGCGCCGGGATTAAGCATAACTGAAATTGTCGATCAGAACTCATTTTTCTCACCGAGCGATTTCTTTGTAACCTTCAATCGGCTTTCGCCTTTAAATCAAGCTTCTGTTTGGGGATGTGGTCAAATTCTTCCCGACGATTACTTTAGCCAAGAATTTATTCTTTACGACAAAAACACAAACCCAACCCCACCGAACTGCAAGAATAGTTTTGGCTACGATGCTGAAATGTATCAAGGTGAGAACCCCGACCCTGCGCAACAATGGATCACGGATTTGATTCACGAAATAGACAACACGATCCCACTATCGGGATTAATCGCTATTAAGTTTTTTTTAATGCAACCGATAAAGAGTTTGTATATTTTTAATTTTGATTTTTATTTGCGGCAAGACAAAAACGAGGAATATTATTTGCCGTTTAACGACGATTCGCACCGGCTTTGGCCTCAACGAGAATGGTTAAAGAAAATTAAATTACGACAACGTGACAACATCTGGCACCCACCGCATAAAATATTTTTCGACGATATCTTGCACGAAGTTCTTGACAATAATTACCCGCAAGAAAAAATTGAATATTCTTTTAAAGCTATATTGGGAGTAGTCCAAATAATAATGAAACCGCTTGGTGTTGCTGATGAACTCTGAACTTTTAGAAATTCGACTGTTCACTTGCCCAGCGTGTGGGAATTCGCACGAAGAATTTATTTATTCGCGCCCTCTAATTTCAGAAATATGTTGCGTAAAGTGTCGCCAAATGTTTTTATGGAACTGGCGAGAACAAGTCTTGTCTCAAGCTAATTCTAGATGCAGTAGTTCTTATTATCAACTTTTAGAAAAAGATTAAAATGCCAACTTTGCATGAAACTATAAATGAAAATCTTAAAAAGGAACTTGCAATATCTTACGGTTTCCGTTTGCGCCGTGAGGAAAATAGATGGAGCTACGCAGGCACCCGCGGAATAAAAGAAATTCTCTTTCTCGAATATGCTGCGCAAAATGTCAGGCTCGATAAGGCCGCAATCTTAGACATTGTTGAATTTTTGCAAACTTTTTTAAAAGAAAATTATCCGGCTTGAAATTATGGAGAAAAAAACCCTCGAAATACTCTCATATATGAGCGAAGACGACAAACGCGATTTGCTTTGCCTCACGTTAAAAAGCTTGAAACCCCCGGCCCAAGATTGGATATTGTACCTTTCCCCCCGCTTCGCTATCACCCGCGAAGATCCTGACTGTTGTTTCTCTGAGCAACAAAATCTTTTTTTAACTTGTTTCGATACCGATCTTCATCGCGAAATTAAAGAAGAAGTGAGCAAAGAAAAAATCTTTGACCTTGTAAATTTTTTGTGGGCTTTTTTGTCGGAGGACTCAAACAATGGAAAATGAAAAATTATTAAAGCCTGAGACAGTCGCCGAACTTTTTAAAGTGACTCAAAGCACGCTGAAAAATTGGCGTCGTGATGGAGCCGGGCCAAAGTGGTGTAAAATATGCGGGGTAATTCGTTATTATTCTGAGAGTGTTTATAAATTAATGGAAAGTGAGAAATGATATTTATTATAGTTGGGTAAGTGCCGATGCCGCAATGTGACTAAGTTTAAAACACGTAACGACTGAAAAACGAATAGCGGCAAAAACAAAGCACGTTCTTTAAATTGTTAAGGATTTTTAAAAATGACTGAAAAACTAACCGACAAATACGAAACACCGCCGGAGTTTTTCAACTGGTGCAGCAAGGAGTTTGGCCCGTTCGATCTTGACGTTTGTGCGTCTGACGAAAATCATAAATGCAAAAGATATTTTACGATAAAAGATAACGGACTTAGTTATAAAAATAGTTGGGAGAGTGATACTTTTTGGTGTAATCCCCCATACAGCAAGCCCCTTCCTTGGGTTCAGCGCGCCGTTGCTGTAACTGGAAACGACATAGCAAGACGTGGAGTGATGTTATTAAAACTAGACCCTTCTACTCGATGGTATGCATTGGTTGAAGACTTTGCGAAACATATTGTTCTACTTGCCCCGCGCCTTCAGTTTATTCCCTCCGCTGAGTTGTCAGCAGTAAGGAGGGCAATAGGACTGCCCGAAGTAATGTCTAATAATTTTTGTTCAATGCTAGCACTTTTTGGAGACTGGGGAATTTGGGAATTAAGCGAAGATAAATACTTCTTCAGGAGGTGGAAATAGTGGACAAAAAGACTAGGCCCCTTTCGTTCTCATCTCAGATGGTTGTCGCCATCCTTGCGGGGGACAAAACGCAGACGCGGCGACTGAGCAAGCCGAAACTTGGAATCGGCGATACTTTTTATATAAAAGAGACGCTATACAACGAAGGCGGGACTATCGCGTATTTCGCGGACAAAAAAAACATAATAGACATAATAGACGTGCTGCCAAAGAATCAGAATCCTTGTGATTGGCGTTGGTCTGCAGATTTTCTGCCGTCAATGTTTATGCCGAAAATTTACGCTCGTATTTTTGGGGAAGTTGTTAATCTCAGGCAAGAACAACTGCTCGACATCAACGAGGCCGACGCGAGAGCCGAGAGCTTCGAGTTCCGGCAAGATTTTCTTAATTATTTTTATAAGCGGAACCCCGATCACGGCATCGATGGAACCGAAAGCGAGAACCCGAAAGTTTGGGTGATCGAGTTTGTGAAATTATGATTAAAAATCCTTTTTTTTATGGCCTAACAATGTTGGCAACAACAATTATAATCCTAACTTTAATTACATACATAATCGGAAATATTCTCCGATGACCCCCCCCCAAAAAAAAACAAAAAATATATGCAAACAAAAAACAAAATAACGAATTTAGACAAAAAAATTCAAGAGTATTTAAACCTGCGCAAAAAAATGGAAAAAGATTTAGATGAGTTTTTTTTCTTTCGTGATCGGGCTTATTTTTTCGCTAATGCAATTATCAATGAATCTGTGCCAAATTTGCCACAAAGAGAAAAAGAAGTGTTGATTAAAGAAATTTTCAGCAAAAGGCGAGGCCGGGAGCGTATCAGCGATGCCCGAAAACTTTGCATGTATTGCGTTGCCCGGCTCGTTCCTTATGAATGTAGGTTCGCCCGGCTCGCAATTCTTGGTGAAATTTTCCAAAGAGATCATTCCACAATTTTATATGCGGTCGATGAAATCAGAAAGAACAAACACCCACAATGGGAATCGAGAAAGAGATTAGTTGAAAAAATATTTAATCAATACCTAGAGAAGGAAATCGCGAAGCAAGGTAAGCTATAAATAATGGTTAAGAATATAAATAACGAGCAAGCAAACCAAGCAAATGCGGCAATTCTTACTTATATCTTAGGTTATATAGCTTGGATGGCCCCAATTAAAAAACAAGATTTGATAAAGTTAATGATTCCAAAATGCACTCGATGGAGACTCGAAGTTTTGGCAAAATCTCTTAAAAATGCTGATTTGTTAATTGAGACTCCTAATTATTGGTTGCCAGATATTTATAAAAACACAAGAGAACCTAATGCAAAAGAAATTTTTCTTCAAGCTCAGTCCGTTGTTTTCCCCGAAATCTTGAAAATGCTAGACGAATAGATTTTTATTAAAAAAATTCCAGCTTTAAAATAGCTACGCAACCCTAACAACAACCCGAGAATATCCGGGGTAAGCTTTGTTAATGACCGCACAACAATTCTTGAGAACATCATCGCCAAAAAGACACAAGCAAGCCCCCGGAAAATTTGCCGTAATTTCTTCCCCCGCGATTTTCAATTCTATTGATTGTCTAAATGAAAGCGCAGTAAGAATCATATAGCCGCGATCTGAATCAACTGTGATTGTGTAGTACATTTTCAAAACCTCCTGCTGGTTAGAAGCTGGAAACTTTTTTATTCCCAATTTAAAAACATTGGCTGCCGGTAAAGCAATCGTTCATCGTCCAAAACTTCCGTTACGGACGTTTTCCATTTTGCGTGATAAAGAAACGGACGATTCTCTAAGGTATCAAAATTCACCGAACTAGAATCTGGATCTAGTAATGAATGATAATAGCTTGGCCTGATGTCACCAGGTTGCCAATCCCGATGTGAAATAAAAGTTCTAAGCAATTGCGGCTCCGACCAGCTTATTAAATTATTTGAAGTTGAAAACATTAAATCAGTTCTGTTTGCTGTAGCTGATGGCCTGTACCCAATAGCCAAAAACAAATTCTTTGCTGGAATAAATTTTACTGACATAATATTAAGATCAATAACCGGCTCACAGAGATTAGCCAACAGAGAACCGCCCGGCGTGTAAGGATCTTTTACGATGGTTGAAAAGCTTGATCCATTCCAGCCACGCCAATTAGCGGTATTGCTTCCACTACCAATAAATAAACATGTCCCGGAAGCGCTAGAAACAGTCACAGATTGATTAATCCCATGACTAGCTAGCACAAACACCGCAAATTTATTTGACGCCGTATCGGGCAATCTAACCACTTTTGGGCTAGAGTACCCCATACGCCCGATCCCAATCTGATAAGGGTATGGTGGGGTGGCTAAAACTTTTGAGAAACTAGGGCTAAAAATAAAATTATTACCGCCATCTTGTGAGATTGCCACGAGTGCCGACCCGTACCAACAAGTATGCTTGCCGTTAGAATCCGGCTGGCATTGCACCGGGGTAATGTCCTCACCGTGGTATTCATGGTGGATTAACCCCAGAGTTTCGCCAAGTTTTGTTTTGTAAACCGCCTGAAGCCACGATTTATAATCATAGCTAGCCGGGTTAGGATTGTAATTAGAAAAAATAAGTTTTTTGCAATTTGCCGATCTTTGCGCCGATTCTACCGAATTCCCAACCATTTCAAAATTGTTGCTATTTGAGGCCAGAAACAGCACTTTCCCATCACCGCGACGAAACGCCGTAACCGGCATATCAACGGTATCATGCTCATTCTCGCTAAGTGGGCAATTAAAAGTTGTATAATCAAAAACTTTTTCTTGCGGGCCAAGCGTAATAGAAAGTGTTTCAGCTTTAGCGCTGCATCCAAAAAGCAAAAAACAAATTAAGAAAATTAAAAAATCCAAACTATTAGAATCCCTAGCGCCCACCATTTTAATACTTCTGGCAAAAAGATTTTATTTTTTCCCATCCCATTAAATACCCGCTTGCCCCACCAAGCCCTAGAGCTAAGATAGTTATTTTTTTTTTATGTCCTGCTAGTGTTTTTTCTATTTTTTCGATCTGAGCTTCAATAGCTTGTAATGTCTTTTTAATCGCTGAAAATTTTTCAACTTCTATTTCTAATTTATAATGATCCTTAGCCTGTTGGCTAACAACATTCTCCAAATCTCTTAAATCAGCGTGAAGCTTCTCGAGAATTTTCTCTAACCAAATTGTTGCTTCATCGTGATGGTTGAGCGCCATAATATCTTTTTTTTTGTTCCCAAGGGTTTGCATCAGGAAAATAATGGGCACAAAGCGTTCTGAAAACTTTTGAGGCCAAGAAACGGCAAAAATCAATCTGAGATAAATCTATTTTTTTAGCTTCTTCAATCAAGCGATCTCTTGTTTGTATTTCTGCTTTTAGCATTTTCCTAGCTGCGTTTTAGTTTATCATGGTAAACCCCAACCGCGATCCCAATGCTGCCAGCTTTTGAAATAATATCGCTAACACTAGCTTGGACACCAATTAAAGTTTGGTAAGCATTCGCGAAAAAAGGAACCCCTGCGAAATATTGAGAGCCCAAATCAGCAAGTTGAATTAGAAAAGCGATTAAAAGATTAAGCGCAAGCAAGCTAAAACCAATTTCAGTTTTCTTACCATCAATTAGTTTGCCAAGTGTTGTTTTGCTAAAAACATAATTCACCGGGCCACTAACTAACCCTGTTAAAAAATCAATTATTTTATTCATACAATCCCATTTTTAAAAAGAAGTTGAGCAAACAAACTGCTCACCCTCTATTGATTCTAAAATACCGTTACCGGCTTTCAAACTCTCTAAATTCCAAATCGGCATCGGTCGGCAAATGAATGTGATAGACCGACCGCCTACCCCCACAGAACAACCCAAAGAAAAAACTAAAAATACTAACACAAATATTAAACAATATTTGATCGTCAACTATCATCTACTAATTAATTCTAGCCGTGAAATTTCACCGCTATTAATTTTTTTAACAACTTCTGTTGTTTCAGTATCGCTTGCGTCGACGGTGGTTGTGGTCGTTGTTGTAGTATTCGTTGTTGTTTGGTTAAGAGTCCCACCACATTGCACCACAATAACGTCACCGCCTTTATTCACTCGATAATCAATTATTTCTATCTTTTTGCTTTTCGCCGCTGCGAGAATTTTTTCTAAACTTGCCCCTTTTACTTCCTCGCAATTTGTTACCGTGCTTACGGAGCTCGGATTGCTTGTACTATCATCGCCCCCCGTGCCGCAAGAATTTAAAAGCAAAACTAAAAAAAGAAAAATATATTTCATAATTTCAAAATCCTTTCTGCTTCCCCAGTTTCTAAATGTTTTAAAACTCTTTTTGGGTAATCAAGATCCCCGCCACCATTCCATTTTAGCAAAGCAATTTCTAGTGTTTCGATCTGTGCTTTGTTTTGCTTTTCTGCAAATTCAAAACACAAAGCCAACTTTTTACAACCATATTTTATATTTTCATTATCGCACCATAAATTTTCAAATCCAACCCCCACAAAGCCCATTTCTCGCGCTGTTTGCCCCATTATTTGCATTAAACCCCACGAGCAAGAACGGTGATAACGCTCGAGCATTTCGTCATTCTTGCTTTCTGTTTGAAGCCAAAAACCCCCTAATTCTTTTTGGGATTTATTTTTAATGTATCGCCTAAAAAAAGCAGGCTCGTAGCGAAAGGCAAAAGAATCCCCGGACGATTCTTGAGCAATAACTGCCGCTACAAGTTCAGAACCAAGCTTATAATAATCAGCATATTTTTTAATTATTTCTTTAAGCATTACGATCCTATGCGATCCATGTTGGCCGTAACTGTCCATGTGATATTATTATTTGCCGCGCCGGTGACTCTAACCCGCATCGCACCACCGGAAACGTCGATTGTTGCGTTCCACGCCGCTTGATCCTCTGCTGTAAATCCTGCCGTTACCGATCCTATAATCGTTGCCGTTCCCGATACGTTTTTTGCGGCCGCCCGAATAACATATGCCGCGCCGTCCTCTGCCGCGCCCGCCGAACCTCCAGTCCGCCGCGCTGTTACGGTAGCTTCAATCATCTGTGTTGTGCTTGCCGGGACAGATAGAGACCCTAAAGTGGTGACTGTGGCATCGGTAGTTTTAACGTCTGCCTGATACACCCACCGTGTAGGCCGATCCGTTGCCGACACCGGAGCCGTTTGAAGTTTAATAACAAAACTTCCTGCCGTATTTTGTTGTGCATCTAATGTAGCGCCCGCCGAACCGCGACCAATCGCCACCGCATAAGCTGATGAATCATAAAATAAATAACTTGCGTTCCCGGTTATTTTTGTTCCGTCGGAATAATCAATACCACCGGTTGCCGCGAGCGCGGTATTATTTGTTCCACCGTTTGCAATCGGTAAAGTTCCGCTAACACCAGTGGCCAGCGCTACTTGCGCCCAAGCTGGATTATTCGAAGCTCCAGTATTGCTTAAATAACGCGTTGCGTTCGTATTCTTTGCGAGCTTCGAAAAAGTATCGGCAGCACTTGCATAAATGATATCGCCCTGCGTTGCCGTGCTTAGCCCCGTTCCACCACCAGTTGCCCCTAAAACCTTGTCCGTCCAAACGCTCGCGATATACTCCTGAAATACGTTGTTTGTGCGATAGTACCGCATTGCATTTGCCGGGATGTTGGTAGGAGAACCATACATCATCGTCACGGCGTCCGTTATCCGCGCCATCATGTAAGTCAAAAAGTTTGAATAGGTATCTGTTAACGCCGGTTTGTTGTGATCCGCGCTCTGCGCTATCTGAACATTCGCCGCAAAGATTGCAACAAATAAAACTAAACTTGTAATTAAATATCTAAATATTTTTTTCATAATTTTTCTAAACTCCTGTGATTGTCCATCCGGCATCACCATTTATTCTAGCGCCGGTTAAATTTGAATACAATAAAACTTTAAAACTAGTTGGGTTAGGGGTATCAACAAAATCATAAACGGCCGTAATGCCCTTTGTTTCGCCAGCTTGATATTTTGCCGTCACCTGCAATGATTGTATATCGTAAAAACTTTTTTCAAAAGTAACCGTAGTCCCACCGCTATCAGCCGCCAAGCAGGATACCGTGCCGCTTTCTGTAATTTCTTTTAGAGAAATTTCGATAGAAAGATTTTCGATTTTAACAAACGCTAACCCATCCCCTGCCTCAACCGCAAGTTGCACCCGAACATCCGTAAACCCCGAGCCATAAACACTATACGCCCCGGCATAATCTACCCAAGCACCGCTAATATAAAGTGAGATTGTCGGAGTGATTAGCGTTGTGCCTGAAATTTCTGTTTTGTCAAAAACCAAACTAACCAAAGCTTGCGAATTAATTGACGCGCCAAGCGTATAAGACTGAACATATAAAGCAGTTTCGGCCGCTGGCTGTAAGAAATATGGGTACCCCGCATCAACTTGATCTTGTGGGCTTGTTTCGGCCCACTTACTCAACCAAAAATTTCTATATAAAAAAGTTTCGGTTCCTGCGGTCGTCCAAGTTTGTGGGCTTGCCGCGCTCGCTGTTTGTTGAAACGCTGCATATATTTCGTGCGTTCCACCTGCGTTTATTCGTGTAAAAAATATTCTAATTCTATACCAACCACTAGCCAGCTTTTGCACATAGGAGCGATCTACATAAGCATTTGCTGTAAAAGTTTCTGCGGTAAAATCAAAATACCCACCGTGCCAGTTTGCATCGCCGCCATCACCGATCCACAAATAGCGATGGTTGCCATACTTAACTTCAACCTCAATTTGGTAAACTTGCGCTGCAACAACACTAGAATCTGGCTGCCTCACGTTGTGCCGCGCCGATCCTGCACTCGCTGTAATAGTATCGCCTGAGGCTGTCACGTTCTCGCGGTACCAATCAACCGAGCTAACGTCATCAGGGGATTCTAGTTGATTGCCGTAAGCGTTCCAGGCCGTATTGTCGAAATGTTGCTGATAAGTTTCTTCAACAACCGGCATGAACATCTTGTTCAATGTTGTATCTACAAAAACGTTGGTTTTAGTTGTTGCATCAGTTAGTTCCAATAAAATTGATTGTTCCGCGATAAAATCAGGTGGTTGCGAAACCGTGACTGAAATACTAGTTTGCGTTCCTAGCGTTCCCGCTTGATCGACTGCCGCGATCCAATAAACAAAAGTCCCGGCAACAGCTTCTAAAAAGTTCTTGAAAGTAGAATCAGTCGATCCAACATAAGATTTAGTTTCCCAAGTTGCGCCCTTATAAAAATTATATCTAACAACTTGATAAGTTCCCGTTTCTGGCAATGACCAGCGAAATAAAATATTATTATCAATAACTTCTGCCGACAAAGTTCTAACAACTCCAGGGGCCACAATCGTTAAAGTTGTTGTTGCTTCTGTTGTTGAATAATTTCCAGAAGTATCAACCGCTTTTATTTTAAAGGTATACGAACCCGCATCTAAATATTCCAAACTTGTGCCAATAGCGCGAGACTGCGCGATCACTTCGCCACCGGCCCAGGTAGCGCCGCTTCTTATTTCATAGGAAGCAACATCAACATCAGAAATTGCATCCCAAGAAAACACAACGCCAGGATCTGCAATTGTCACCGCAAAATTTGTTACATTGGATGGCTTTTCTGTTTTCCCGATTACGGTATGATTGCTAACCGTAGTCCAAGAACTTGCGGCCCCAACCGAATTAAAAGTTCTAACTCGAAAATCGTAAGCAACATTATCCTCGACGTCTAAAATATAAAAAGAAAGTTGATCCGGCTCTAGATCTGCAACCGTTAGCCAAGTTGAATCAGCGTGACGTTTATACTGACAACGAATCCATCCACCTTGCAAAACATAACCATCTGTTACTGCGTTCCATTCTGCGTATAATCTCGAAAAAACAGTTCCATCGTTTCGTAGATATAAATGATCGGTGCCACTCTCAAGCGCTAGCCCCGTGATGGCTGTTGTATCAAATGGATTCGGCAAATTACTGTTTGGCGAAATATCGTAAGTTGTTTCTTCACCATTCGCCCAATCATAAATTCCTTCTGCGGTTTCAACTAAAACTAATCTTGTGCTAATTACCGGCCCGTCGCCTTCAATTTCTTCAATAAAATCCACTGATTCAACTTCAAAAGTTTTTGCACTCCATCCCATGCGCGGCAAGGTTAGCTCAACAACGTCGGCAACCTGAAGCACAAAACTTTTTAACGAAAAAGTTCCTGAAACCCGGATCCCCTGCCTGACTTTTTCTAGCGCAATTTTCGCAATTCGTTGGCAAGCGGATGGCGAAGTTACGTAAGCAAGCGGTAAATCCGTCCAGAGCTCTTCACCGCCATCGGCGGTAATGTAAGTTGAATTAACAACTGGTGGGTAGTCGGTAACTTCCCATCTATCATATTTATTAACATGTGCTCCGCGAACCGAATTAAATAAATCTCTTTTGCTAGTTTGTGTTTCAATTTTTAAATCGCCCCTGCAATCATCTTCTGTTAGTTCAAGCACCGGGGCTCGCCATACGCCCGGATAAACACGCCATTTCCCGGCTGAGAAAGTGATGTTCCCGGCAATCGCCGCTGCCATTTTTTTTAGAACCGAATCCGGGGATTCGTCAAAATCAAAATATCCATTTATCTGATATCGCGCTTCCGTTGAGGCATCGGCAAGAGTAACTAATTCATCACAAGTATCTGCCGCTATTTCGATATTGTCCCAATCGATTAAACTAGAGCTAACCCCTAATCCGAAAGTTGTATCAGTTAAGTAATCTGCAATAATCAAAGCTGCATTTTGAGAATATTCTGTCAGCGTGTTTCTAGGATCATAAACTTTTTTCCCATGAATCGTGCAGAAAATTTCAGGCAAGCCATCGGCAAACAAACTTGCATCCCAAGTTAGAGCAATTAAAGCATGTGCGCATCCTCGCTGCCGATGGTTGCTTGTCCAACCTACCGAGCGCGAGACTAACTCGCTTAACGCTGTTTGTGTGGTCGACCCATTATTTCTTTGAAAATAAACTTTATTGGTTGTAATTATTGTTCCGTCAAACGTCACAAAACGATAACAAGCCCCAGGCACTGCCGAGAAATCAACCCGGCCTTTGTCTAGATGAACATCCCAAATTGATTCAACCGGATGACCAGTTAACGTTACAACTAAATTTAAAATCGTATTATCAGAATTTAGAGCCGCAAAGGTAATCACTCCACCGACTAGCGCCTCACCATAGACCGCTTGACGGGCCGCATCGGTTTTGACAATTGAAATGTCGCGCCCTTTTGGAAGCTGCTCAGATTGCTTATCATACTCAACCCGCGAACGCGCTAATGCATAATTTGCTGAAGTTTTAGGAAGCTTGTATTTTTTAAGATAACTACTTATCTCATTATCACTAACTGAAACTGTTGGGCGCTTTGCTGGTACTGACATACGCTAATTTTTTTTCTTTGTTGGTAAATCAGTATTTGTCCCCCAAAAACCTTTCCAGTCTTTTAGCGAATTAACAAATTCAAAACCTACATCAGCCGCGTATTTCTTTTTTTGTTCTTCGTTAGTGTACCGGCTCCCGTTCTTTTTTTTTAGCAAAAGGGAATTCGATTCATAAAAAAGCGAAAGCGTAGGTTCGTTAATCGATTCATTTATTCTTGCATAATCATAGCCACCGATGAACAACACGGCAGGATTTGCGATCACGTTCCAGCTAGAATCAAAAAAGCCTAAATAAATAGTGCCGTGCTTACCTTGCTGTGCGTCGTCAAAGACCAGGGCAAGTAGCGCCTCCGTTACCCCATCAAGCACAATTTCAATTCCATTTGCTTCGACATTCCCCGATTCGCGCAATGACGAAAGCCCGCGAAACAATCCATCCCCTTGCCAAGTCACAGAATCCCATTGAATATTTTCATGAGTTGACGCGAGCCGGATTGTGCTGCTAACAAATTCGCCTTTAAATAAATAAAATGGCCTAACAACGCTTGCAGATAATTCTGTTTCTACCGCAGTTTCTAAATCTCTCATAGCGCCTCGACAGCAACAAAAGAAATTCTATAATGCCTATCACGTGGTGCATCTTGCGTTTTAATTTGGTTATCAACCAAACGGAAAACACCAACTGGTGATGATGTTGTAATAAGAGAATTATCTGCATGATTGTGCGCTTGCGGCCAAATATTCAAAGTTGCTTGCCCCGAACCGTTTGTTGTCGCATCGCTTAAATTCCGGTAAAGAGAAGTTCCGATTTGGAACATATCGCCAGCTTTTAGAACCAAAGTAGAATTAGGCCAACCATCTGTGATAAGCTCAAAACCTATTTGGCTTGCACCGTTTACCCTTGGGGTGCCACTAGGAGATCCAAGCGCTGCAGCAAATAAATAATCTCCGAAATAAAAAGTACCACGCGAGCCGTGCAAAGAGCTAAACGCCGCGATTAATGCTTGCGCCTCTAGCCTCGTCATCGCCTCGTAATCAGCTCTAACTTTCCAAAATGACCCGCTCCATTCGTAAACTTGTTGCTGCTTAGTATATGGAGACTGAGACACCCCAACAGTGTTGCATTCAATCCATTCTACGCTAGACGGCTTAATTGTTGATGGTAGTGTGATTGGATAACTAATTGCCATTTTAGAAATGCCCCCGCCGTGATCCTTCCGACATTACCGAAACAACATCGTTCAAAATTTGATCGCGCATTTCTGACATTGCATAAACAACATCGGCATGAACCCCAGGGGCCGCGCCACGCGCATCAACATTAAAAACAATAGTCGGGGCGCCCCCGGTTGGCATCGTGCCAGCAATCGAAAGTTTGCCGTTTTTCCGCGAAACTGGAAAGTACGCCTCTAATCCTGCTTCCCCAGCTAAAACATTTGGAGCAACAAGAGTTGCCCGGCTTAATATCCCGCCATTGGCTAATTTTATCCCGATGCCGCCACTACCCGAACCACTACCGCCCGATCCCGATCCGCTATCACCGCTAGCCCCCTTCGATCCTTCAGTGCGATATTTTGTTGTTACATTAATTGTCTTAGAATTTGGTAATCCGTTAATAGAATTTGATAATTTATCGATTGCGCTAGCAAGTTTATTTATTGCAGGTTCAACGCCCTTTATGGCATTTCCAAATTCTTCAAACTTAAAGCCGCCTTTCTCTGCATCGCCGACAATACTACCAAGTTGTTGATCTGTTGCCGCCGCAAGTTCTTTGATATTATTAATTCCATTTTCAGTGAAAGCAGCAAATAAAGCATCAACCTGCTCGACTGATTTACCAGAACTTAAAAGCTCTGCCCTTAACGATTCAAAAGAATTAATCCCGGCTTGCTGCGCTTCAATTGCGAAATTCTTAATTTGGATTAAAACTGATTTGCCGCGATTCCCAGCTTGTGCAATTAGATCGAAAGCTTCCCCAAACGCACCAAACGCCGCCAATCCTTCTTCTGGTAATTGGTTCAATCCATCGCGAAAACTCTCAAACTGCAAATAAGAAATTTCCCCAGCTTGTGCCATGTCAAAAAAATTCCCGATCAGCTGCTCAGTCGTTACCCCCATTGTATCAAGCAACAACTTAATACGATCAAGATTTGTTTCTAGCGATTCGCCGCCAAAGTTTCCAGCGAGCAACGCGCCGAACTGTTCGCCAACACCGCTTTCAATTCCAAAAATTCCTTTTAATCCTTCCCCGACTGCTAAAAAGGTTTCAGCCCCCTTACCTTGAAATTTACTCCAAAAATCATCAGCCCAATTTGTGTTAAAATCTATAATTCCCGGATCAAAATCTTTACCGAAAATTTTACTAAAGGCTTCACGCGCTAAGCGTTGCGGATCTTCTTTGTCACCAAGAAAACTATTAAACAAAAACGACGTACCAAAAGTTGGAAGCGCAAGCGCTGCTTGCTCTCCTAAATTTAATTTATTGCCTTTTGCTAAACTCGATACACCACTAATTGAGAGCTTTGCGGTTACTGCTGCCGCTGCTGCTGTGATTGCCGGGATAAAAGCTGAAAGAGAAAACCCCGCGCTGCCCAGTGGTGCTTGCCCAGGTAACACCGGCCCTTGCAATTGCCCCCCGCCAAACAAGGCGCTTAGGCCGCCCGCTTTCCCGAGAATAAGTTCCGCAAATTTGCCGCCAAGATCTTGAGGGGAAGTGATCCCCTTGAATATCCCACCCAAGCCCTTGAATGCACCTGCTGCAATCTCTGCCGCAAATCCGACAGCGACTTGCTTCAGCATATCTTCAAGATTGAATTTCACGCCAGTAATTGCGTTTTCGAAATTTCGCCGCCAAAAATCGACAGATTCTTTGTGTGCGTTTTTTAGCGAATCGGTGAATTCAGTATCGATTAATGTAGTTTCTTTTTTTACATTCGCTTCAGCAATTTGATTTGCTAACTTCGTAGCTTCCGCCCCGCCATTTTTAACAGCTTCGCTCAACCCCGCAAGCGTTCCGCTTTTTACGCTTTCTAAATATTTTGCTTTTAGCTGCTCAAACCCGGCAATATCGCCAGAGGCAATTGCTTTTTGCAAAGATTCTTTTAGTGCATCAGTTTCTAAGCTTTTTAATTGCTGGTTAAGATTTTTTAGCGCTGATTCGGATTTCTTGACGCCATCGGGAAACCCTTTGAAGGTATTATCAAGCATTCCAACTTTTGGTGTAGTTGTCGCTACTGTATCCCCTGTTGCTTTTATTTCTTTGTTAACTTCCCCAGTTGCCTTGCTAGTTTCTTTTAATGATTCTTTTAATTTTTGATTACTAGCGCGTAATTTTTCAAACTGAACGTTAAAAGCTTGCGTTTGCTGTTCTTCGATTTTATTAAATATTGCCGTGAATGCTTCCCCAACTGGTTTTAGAAAATTAACAATAGAAGCAAAAATAGACTTCAACGCATCGCGCAATGCCGAAGCTGCAATTATAATTTCCGAAAATACTCCGCTAAAATTTGCTCTAAGCGAATCGCCCACCGTTGAAAAATAGCCGACAACTGCGGTAAAAATAGCCTTAAAAACTGTCCCGAAAACATATTGAGCAACGGCCAAAACATCCGTAAAACCTGTTGCAATTGGTTTTAAAAAACTAACAACACTATTGAAAATAGATTTTAGATCATCGCGCCAAATAAAAGCGGCTGTTGCCATTGCGCCGAAAGCAACAGCAACCCCTATTGTAAAAGGATTAATTGGAATTTTTAACAAGAGCGAAAAAACAGAAAGAACTTCCTTAACGCCACGTATCGCCCCGCCAATGCCAATCAGCAAAGGCCCAATCCCCGCCGCTATCGCGCTAACCCCAATTGCGAAATTAAGCGTATCGGGATTTAATTGCTTCAAATATTTTGCAAAATCAGCAAGTTTAGGGAGTGCTGCGTCTAACCCACGTGAAAAAGAATTAATTAAAATTTCACCGATTGGGGAAAGAGCATCACTCAAGGAATTTAATGTTTTTGAAATTCTTTGGCCTAAAGTTTCTGAATCTTTTGCCGTGCCGCTAATTGTTTCAGAAGACCCCGTTACCGATTTTGTTAACGCGTCAATTTCTGCGCGTCCGCCCTTTAACGCATCTGCTAAATCAGCACCGCCCTTTGCCCCAAAGGCATTTAGTGCAATTTCTGCGCCTTTTGCTCCATCCCCGGCTTTTGCAATTGCGCCAGCTACGCCCTCAAATCCTGCTTTAAGTGGTATATTATTTTCAATTAGTTTTGGTAAAACTTTTTGAAAACCAGTTAAAACTTTTTCGACATCAACGCCCTTTTTCTCCAGCGACCCAATTAAAATAGCCGCCTCATTAAACCCAAACCCAAAAGTTCTAAGTACCGGCCCGAACTTTACAAGATTGGTTGAGAGCGATTCAAAGCTTGCGCCGGTTTTTTGCGAAACTTTAAAAACAAAATCTAGCGACTCGGTAGATTTGCTAAGTCCAATTTGCCAATTTTTTAATAATTTTGTTGAAGCTTCAACCGTTGCATTTAAATCCCCCTCAGTAACATCAGCGAGATCTAAAACTGTATTTGTTAAACTCTTTAATGAATCGCCACTAGCGCCAGTTGAAACGCGCACTTTAGTCAGAGCCGTTACAACCTCAGCGGCAGAATCATCGCCCGCGGCAAAAACTTCTTTAAATGTTTTCTTTAAGCTATTTAATTGCTGGCCGGTTTCGCCAGTCTTGCGCCGGATGGTAGAAAAAGCCTTGTCATAATCAACTGCCGCTTTAGCCGCAAAGCCGCCGATAGCCAAAAGTGGTAAAGAAAAAGACTTAGAAAGTGCATTGCCTGCTGTACTAAAATCTCGCGATGCGCGACCTAACGATCTCTGGACTTCCTTTAAAGACTTATCAAAATTCGCCGTTAAAAGGCCAAGATCGACATATATTCCCCCTGCGCGTTTATCAGCCATTTTTCTTCACAACCTCTTGATAAGCTGTGAAAGCAGCACGTAAACTTGCAGCGTGTAATTTCTTTTCTTCCTCCGGATTCTGATGCTCGGGCCAATGATCAAAGACCCTTGCATCTTTGTTGCCCATGAGTTGTTTAATAACTGTCACAATCACCCCCGCCCGATAATCCTCGCGCTTTATTTTTTCTTTATGCGCTTGCCAAAGTGCCGACCACTGCCGTGGGGTAATTCTCCAAAACTCTTTTTCTGAAAGCTCTAAATCAATCCGAGATCTAGAATAAACTTCTAGCCAGTCCCAAACGTGCGAAGTTTCTACGTCGTTTGGGCTTGCTCGTTTTTTTCGTCACCCTCTCCGACTGATTGCCTGATCGCTTCCTGAATTTTTTCATTTACTTCAGCAAATCGCGCAAAATCTAAACCTTGCGCGATTTTTTTAAGTGCTGCCTTAACTGAAGTTGATGGAGTTCTTAGATCCCCTACGATAATTATTTCACCGTCAAGCTTTTCATCTTCACGGATCAACCCGGCCCAAAGTAAATTAACAACGTTGCTAGCAGACACCTCAATATTACCAAAGAGGCTTTTGCCTGTTAGCGCCTCAAACTGAGTAGCGGCCCACATATCGTAAACAATTTTTTTTTGTTCGCCGCCAATCTCAATTACAACGCCAGGATGCAATACGTTATTATTTTTACTTTGGGCCATAGGTTCCTAATTATTATTAAGCGTAAGTAATTCCACCGTCAGGAGTTAGCGTAACCGACATTACGTTAAACCCTTCTGGGTCTGCCTTCACACTGACTGAAGCATATGCACCAAAACTATAAATTTCGGCCCCTGTATCGGTTAGCGTGATTTTGTAATTCTTTTTAGTTTTGTTTTTAGCCGATGTCACGACCGCAGCATGTTGCGTGTCAGCAGAATCATAAAGAACATCGAAAGTGATCGCCGGATTCTTAACGTAAGTTGGTTTAGAAATTGGATTTGTCGAATCATGCGGCATTGCTTCGATAAATTGCGGTTCAAAACCAATTGCATTTGGGCCACTAAGAACGTTACCCAATGCGTTAAACGTTTCAACGGTTGCCCCGTCACCTATCGCGACTACCGCGCCCTTAGCTGCTGTTGCTGCTACTGCCATATACTGTTATCTCCAAAAAATAATTAATAAAAAAATATTATTCGGCGTGAACAATTTCAACATCAACAGCAACCTGGAAAACTCCAAGTTCTGTGTCAAAAATGTCTGCTTCGTTCACAACCTTTGCAAAAAAAATCTTTACCCCTCCAACTGTTCCCGAATACCCACTTAGCTTACTAACCACTGCTACCACCAATTGCTTTGCTGCTAATGATGTTGTTGCAAAGCAATTGATCTGGAAAATCGGGCTTGCCGTCCGACTTGTTCCGCTGTGCGTAATCTCACGTCCAGTTGTTGCAATTCTAATAAAGTTAATCGCTGGCAAATCGCTAAATTGTGGCAAAGTTAAAGGAAAAATTTTATTCCCAACTATTGCCGCTATTGCCGCATCCCCTGAAAGCAAACTATATAAAGCTTCCTCGATCATGCTGGCTTTTCGATCTTTGCTAGCGCTTCATCTACAGAATTTTTAAAAACGTCTCTAACTTTTTCAGCATTTGAATATAAAGCCGTTCTTAGAAATCCTCTTGCCGGTCGTGGCTCAACTCTTTTTAGCCGTCTACCGGCATGAGAAGTAAACCAAAAACCAAATTCAACTAAGTGCGCGTGTGGAGCTTTCGCCCTTACCCTCGCACTAAAACCCGATGCCTTTTTTCTAACTTCCTTTACCAAAGAGTTTTTTAAATTCCCTGTTGGGCCAATTGGTGCGGCTGATTTTGCCGACTGCAAAACAATTTCAGAAGCACGATTTAGCCCTTCTTCCACAACTTGGCCCTGAATTTCGTTCCCAAGCTTTGAAAGATTCTTAATTAACTCCTCGATGCCCCTAACTTCAACGCTGCTTTTGTAATTTTCAACGCTCATTTTGCCACCTGCGCCAAAACTTCAGTTGCTTCCCGCCGTCCAATTTCTCGAATGTAAACAATTCCCCAATTCTGAGAATCAAAAACAATGCGATCTTTTTCTGTTAAATCAGAAAAAAAGGGCATTACAAACCGCGCCGATTTTACAACCCGATCCGCGCCAACCCGGAACGCTTCGTTCCCGCTTGTCGGTATCACTTCTACCCATGTGGATCTTAGCGTGACCCAATTTGAAATAATAGACCCGATTGCGTTTCTAGTCGTGCCGCTATCTCGCTCAATTGTAATTTTACGATCACGTCGCCCCGCCCTAATCATCTGCGCACCAAACGCGGTAAGGCATCGCAAGAGAAATAACGCCTTGAGGTAATTCTTTTAACTCCCCCGGTGAGGATAAAACTTCTTCACGATTTGCGTAGTAATGACCAATTAAAAGCTTTATAGCTAGCTTTAGCTCACTTGGTACCTCGCTAGCTCCCTCACCATAGCCAGCTATAAAAGTAACTCTAACGGCATCGCCATCTGGAGAAATACTGCTAGGCCACGATTGATCACTTTTAAGAATCAGTCGCCCCGGTTCTGTTACTGAATTTTTATAATTATTTTCATCAAAAATTTGCAAATCATCGTTTGCGTCGTAGTATTGCAAACTCTCAATCTCTTGAATTCGCCCCATCGGTAAATAAATGATTCTACTACCTGGGAAGCTTTGCAAAACCAGTTCAAAAGTTGTGTTAATTAGCGCCCTTTGAATTTTAATTTCAATTGCTCTCCGAGCAACTGTGATTAATTCAGTGATATAACTATCATCATCAGTATGGATAACCCGTAAATGCGTTTTTGCTTCCGCAAGCGATACTGGCTCAATTTCAGGTTCTAATGTTCGCAATAATGCCATATCATCCAACCCTTCTATGCTGCTCTGCCGTAACAACCCGAGTTGACCGTGCATCCTTGACAACTAGCGGAACCGCCGCACCAATCTCAATTAATCTAACCGCCTCCGTTTGCTCGACAAACAATACTCGGTTAACCGGATGCAAAATTTCAACATCGTCAACTAAAAAACTAGTTGGTTTTCTAAGAACGATTGCTACTTTTTCGTTCATAGCTTTTAACTTTTTTTTCTTCTGGAAAAACTTTAGATTCTTCAATAAAAAATTCTTCTTTCGTTTGTGCCTTCTCGATCATTTTCTCCGAAAATTCCCAAGAATAAACAGCGTACCCAAGATTTACCAGCATTTCAGCTTCGTTAGCAGATAGAGGGATTACGCTTCCAGGTTTTGCAACCTCACCAGAACCGAAAGCGTAATCTTTTAAAAAAGCAACCTGCACCAGCATTAATTATTTAAACAATAGCGGTTGGTAAAGTTAGCCCAGCATATCTAGGTTCACCAAGAATAATCTCGATTCCACCCAGTACCGGATCGTTGACAACTTCAACCATTTTTATATGGAACCAAGGTTTGCCATCTGGCAAATCGTCGGCATCGATTTCGATCAGGTACGAATCACCCGACCCCGCAGTGGTTGTAAAGCCCGCTGTTGTCGCATCGACCACAGACCCAGCAGTATCACCAGAGGCGATTCGACGGTATTTGAAAGCAATTGCCGTGGGCGACGCGCCATCATCAGCCGCGCTGGCTTGGACTGTTACGGTTGATGTGCCAAGAGTCCCAACGCCTTTTATAATTTTAGCCAAGGCTTTTTTATATTTGGCGAGACTAACAACATCGCTTGTTACTGTCCCTGAAAACGCATCGGCCACTGGTGCTAGCCCTGTTACGAATTTTAATTTTTCACTTAATAAGTTCATTTTATTTTTCCCTTTTTAAAAATTTGTTTTAAAAAGCCCCTATCGCTAGGGGCCATTTTTTTATAATTATGCTCGAACCGCGGTCACGATAAATGGAGCGCGAGTATTAGACCCGTAAGAATCTGTAATCGCTGATGCCCTCATTGGCTGACCCGCAACCCTCATCGTCCATCGGTAAGCTCTTTCGTTAGTCACAAAAGCTACGTGCATCGATTGCGCCGCTGCTATGCCCACTTTTTTAAATAAAAAGTATTGGCTAAAATCAGCAAGAATAATATCTCCAACCGATCCAAGCGCCCGGCACTGATCAATTACTTGGTATGGGTACTCTAAGAACTCGCTCAATTGTTGCCCAACAAACAAGTCAGAATTTGTGCCAGTTTTAACGATATTTTTTACAGCTTGGTAAGCATCTGCATGCATAAAGAACTTGGCTTTATTGCGCGAATCAACAAGCATCCGATTTTTCATATTATCAATATTTTGATAATTGAGCGTAGCCGCCACTTGCCCACTTTCTTTTGCAACGCTGATAGTGCCAGGAGCCCCCAATATACCGAAAGGCTTCCCCGCACCATTCCCGCCAATTATTGCATCGTCAAGCTTCCAAGCCATTACTGTTCTAAAAGCTTGATCCGCGAAAGATTCAAGCTGTGGAGCATCTCCAAGTTGTTCCTCTGTTGCGTAAAAAAGAGCATCAAGAGAACTCAAAGTTACCTGAGCTTGTCTAAACTTTGGCTTGCTCGCTGTAAGCGATCCCGCTTCTGCTCTCCAATAAGCAGCAACCCCACCGTATTGAGATCCATCCGCTTTTGAAGTTTCGTCCAACATCGTCACGGTAGTCGAATTTGAACTAGAATTAATCACGGCGCAAAGTGGAGCGATAACCCCGCTTGTTTTAGCCGCGTCAAACAACATTTCAGCGTGATCCGATTGCGGCAAAAACCCGCCTTCGCTACCAACTTTTTCATTCGCGCCCAACGCCGCCCTTAATATTTTTAAAGCTTTTGACGCATCTTCTCCGCGACCTTCAGCCTCAAGCCGGATATCCTTCATAAAGGTACCAAGCCCACCTTTGTTAGCTGGCTCATACGCCCGGACTTCCCCGGCTGAGTTGTGATATTCTTCTCTAATCACCTGAACGGACGGAGTCCCAGGCTTTAAAGCTCTTAATTGTTCAGCTTCAGATTCAAGCTTATTTTCTTCCTCCTTCCGTGCAATTGCTGCGCGAACATTAGAAACTTTTTGTTTCAAGCTATCATACTCTGCTTGTTCTTCGTCCGTAAAACTACGAACTATGTTTTTCTCATCAACCGCTTTATCATTTAGCGCTCGAAGCTGGCCCGTAAGCGCGACCAACTGTTTTCTTAATTCTTCTAAAGTAAACATAAATAAAATTCCCTCGATTTCTTTAATAAATAAAAATTTTCAGTCCAGATTAAGACCGAACCAAAAGACCTAAACGAAAATTTACTGCCAATATTGGCCCCCCTATTTTGAACAATCTAGTTTTCAAATCCAAGCCCCGATTCTAAGATAATTAAATCAACCTCGCGCTTGCGCTGCTCAAGCTCTGCCTCGGGATTCCCCGAGTTTGTCATGTCTCGGGAGCGATACCCGCGAGATATCCCTACTTCTGTGGCTTCGTAGGCCGGAAAAGTAACCGGAGAAATATCAAATAGTCGCGCTTTTTTAATTACAAAATGCGGCTTTTTATCCTTTTCAGCTTGAGATTCTTCAACTTCTAAATAAAAACCAAAAGACATTTGCGAAATATCGCCGCGCTCGATTGACACAACCAAGTCGCGCCCAAGTTGTGTCTCTGGTGGGGTAATCACACAAAAAAGCCCCTTTTCATCTTCTCTTAGCTCTAGCGTCCCCGCCTTTGTGCGACCTAAGACTTGATTTGCATCATGATTAAAAAGCGCTCGAACATCATCGGGCCTTGCTATCGATTCAGCAAAAGCACCCGGAGCAATTGATTCTGTAAACCAACCAATTTCAGTTTTTGAGTTAAAAATAGCGGCATAACCTTCGATTTTTGGTAACTTGCCTTCCTCTTTTTTAATTCTAAATTCTGGTTGTTCTGTTTTCCCGCGTAAAAATTTTATTTCACTCATTTGATTGACCTTTTAAAAGATTTTGAGATTGTTCAACGGCTTTTTGTGCCGGGACTAAATTATGAGAAAGTAAAATATTATCTGCGATAGCATCAGAAACCCGGTTGCTATCTAAAAGTTCTCTTGCTTCGTTAATTGTTTTTAATCCATACTGAATCTGCATCACTAAACTTTCAGTTTGCGATTTTAGATCCCCGCGCAACAACGCCGCTGCATTAAATTTTACAAAATATTTTTCCGCTTTCTTTATTTTGCTTCGTAGCAACTGAAAGTTAATTGCTTTTTCAATTCGAGTTAACCAGGGTTGGATAGTATGTTGGATAAAATTAATTGAATGCTGCTCAACGCTAGCAAAGCTTGTGCCGTGCTCTAACTCTTGAATCATGTGCGGTGGTACTCGCATGATTCTCGCAATATCAAGTACAGATAATTTTTTGGATTCGATAAATTGAGCATCGCGATTATTCATTGAAAAAGGTACGTAGTCAGCACCTTGCTCAAGCAACGCAGCTTTCCCGGCGTTCTTGGCTCCAAAATATTTCTTAAAAGAATCCATGAAGTTTGAACGTGCTTCACTATCTTTAAAAACAAATGGAACTTTTAAGAATCCCGACATGAACGCGCCGTTTTCAAAAAGCTGATTCCCATGTTGCTGCAACGCTAACGAGAATCCAAAAGTTTCTGCCGCTGTTTGAATTGGCGTTCGCCCCGTTACTCCATCTTTAGAATTATATAAAACTCTAAAAATATCTTTTGCGCGATAACTTTCCGGTGCTGACCCCATAGGGGAATATTTAAACAAAAGTTCATTGTCTACAACCTTCGTTTGGATTCTTGCGGCATCAAGCGGCAATAATCCAGCTAATTCTTCTGTTTTAGTTCTTTGAATAAAATTAAAACTCGCTCCGTGGTCGATCATCGATCCAACCATCGTTTCAAAAAATGTAAAAGAGTCCATTAGATTGTTCGGCGCATCGTGCAATATGTCGTACAGCGGATGATCTTTGGCTTTTATGCTGTTGTTTTCTTGCTCTTGCGAGAAAACAAACGCCGGTAACATGGCGACCGACTCACAAATCACCAACCGGCAAGCATAGAACGCCGCGAGGCTGGCAACAGTTTCCGTAGAAACACCGCCGCCGCTTGATGAAAAAGGTAACGTTTTGTACCAAAAATCGTCAGTTGGCGGCGGCAACGCCGATCTTTTTTGTGGTTTTGAAAAAATACCCAAGGTTTTTTGCTCTTTTTTTAGGGGTAAAGAGCAAATTTAACGCAAATAAATTTCAATAAAAAGCCCCGATGCGTTCTACGAGCGCACCGGGGCTAAAACCACCGAAAAAGTTTTGAGAAAAGAGGCCCGAGTCCCCGAAAGCAAAATAAGGAGAATAATCAACCTATTCCCAAGATTACATCAAACAAACTTTGATAAAAAGCCCCGATGCCTACAATCTCGAATTAATTAAAACGCGCCCAAGCCGCGCTACCACTTGATCGGCGTACTGCGTGTTGCCATTGTAGCAAATAAGCGCTTTTTTGATTTTGTCTGTTTTATCCCCTGCGTTTTTTTGCTTTTCTAAGCATTTTTTAAAAATATTCGCGGCAATCTCCGTGCAAGTTTCAACTTGGTAAAGCTCAGACCAGCTAATTTTATACTCAGGAGCCCACCACCCCATGATCTGAAACGCACAATGAGAGCTAGAATACATGCGTTGCTGCTCCGGATTCTTTGTAATTTCTCGCGCTCGGGCCATTTGCCCCGGCTCAAAACGAATTGCATCGAGCTTGCCGCCTGATTCCTGCGCGATAACTGCCTGAGCAATTAAAGAATTTAGCCCGTACCGAGGCCAAATATCATCAATTGCTTCAACTAAAGTTATTTTCTTTGCGCCACCCTCGATTGGTTTTGTTGCTGTGGCCCAATTTGAATTTTCGACAAAAACAAAAAAAACAAAAAAAACAAAAAAGACAAAAGTTATTTTACGAAACATAAAAACCCCCTAAATTTATTATTAATATATTTAGAGTATGCGCCAATCTTTATTGTTGCAAGATTTTTTTGCTTTAACTGACAAAAAACAACAATCATCCGACATATATTCCCATATTGTTATAAACAAATTCTGGTTCATCCTCGGATTGCAATCGCATACCAGCTAACCCCGTGATTGCCGCAACAACCCCGTCAATCCGGTGCCGTGATTTTGATTTATCTGGTTTGATATTCTGATTCGAGTCCTTCGTTGTCGAAACATTGCTAACCATCCATGTCATTAGCGGATTAGCGTCGTGCTCAATTTGATTGCTAACTAATAATTTTTCAAATTCTTTGGTTGCCGGACTCAATCCCCCCATTGTTTGAGGAATTCCAATTGTTGAAATTCCATGCTGTGAGTGCATCCGCGCTAAAAATTGCTGTGCGTTCCATGTATCTGCACTAAGTCTTTTAATATTTACAATTTTAGAAATTTCTAAGATCTTTGCCTCAATAAAACCAATATCGACATATGCCCCGGGCGTTGCCGTGAGTACGCCATCAGTCGCCCAAACATCATAAGGCACGCGGTCTATTTTTGCTCGTTCAAAAATTTCATCCTCTGGCACAAAAAAATAAGGGAAAATTATAATCTTTTTATCGACCGGGATCATCACAACTACGGCCGATAAATCGATTGATTGCGACAAGTCCAACCCTAAATAAGCTTTTTGCCCTGCGAACTCTTCGATTTTTAACTTAGCATTCCCAAGCTTGTTCCATTTCTCAATTGATAGCCAAGCTTCTGATTGCTGCACCCAAAGATTTAATCTTTTAATTAAAAAAGTATTTCTAAAACTTGGTACGGACACGGCCCGCGCTGATTGTTCTTTAATATCTTCAGGATTTACGGAAATCCCATAATTGGGATTTGCTTTTCTCCAAACTTTTTCATTATTAAAAAAGTTTACATCTTCAATATCGGCACTCGCGATAAAAATAAAAAGCCTATCATCTTCAACGACGTTCTCAATCACGGATACCGCGTGATTATGCAATGCAATACCTGGGCCTTCGTTGCTCACCCCCGCCGTGGTTACAATATCAATCATCGGCTGTTGTCTCGATCCAACACCTGTTTTTAAAACATCATAGATTGCGCTCGTTTTGTGCGCGTGAATTTCGTCAATCAAAGCCCCGTGAATATTTAGCCCGTCCAGTGTGTGATCTTCTGAAGACAGTGGCTCAATTTTGGAAAAAGTATCCCCAAAAACTAAACTATTTCTAAATGGTTTTACGATGGCCGAAAGTGCGGCAGATTGAGCAACCATCGATCTTGCTTCTTCAAATATTATTCTAGCTTGTTCTTTTTTGGTGGCCGCCGTGTAAATCTCCGCGCCTGGTTCACCATCTGCGATCAGCAAATAAAGTGCCTTGCCTGCGCTTATTGTACTTTTGCCATTCTTCCTTGGAACCTCATTCCAAGCCTCGCGAAATCTTCTTAGGCCCGTTGATTTCTCGATCCACCCAAATTCAACAGCCAAACAAAAAATTTGCCAAGGTTGCAGATCTAGCGGTTGGCCCGCCCACTTTCCCTTAGAATGTTTGAGTAAAGAAAAGAAATCAATTACATGCTGCGCGGCTTTTTCTGAAAAATAAAAATGTTTTTTGGTTTTTAAATCTCGAACGTGCCGTTCAACGCAAAGACGCTGATTCTTACCGCAAAGAATTTTCCCGGCTAGAACATCTTTGCAGTATTTTTTAACAACTTCATTGGCGCTTATTGGCATTTGCAATCAAATCTCTGAGCGCATCCGCGCTATCGCTCTTTTTTGGCTCAACTTGCAGCCGCGATCTTGAGGCCGGAGTTAACCCAAGCTCATTTAAGAATCCGCGAATTTGTTTAAGCATTTGATTAGCAATATTTATTGCCGGGTTTGCTGTTTGCCAGCCGGTACTAGCTGTAACTAAATAACCATCCCGGGTAATTAAGGCTTCCGCGCCCTTCCAGTGTTGATAGCATAGCGCCAAAGATTCTAGGCAAATGGCGTCCGAATCCTTTAGCACCCGAGCATCAAGTAAAATTTTAGAATATTTTAACCATGTTTCTTTGGCTATTTTGTTTTTCTTGTTCTCAAAAATCTCAGGCATGACCAAGCTTTGATCACCAAATACCGCCTCCGCTTCTAGGTTAAGTTTGCGCTCACCCGGGTTCCCCTCAAGCAGTTTCAACGCTGTTGCTTTGCGCGGTCGACCGCCCTTCATTCCCATTAGTGTATCACCTGCGATTCTGTAAAGTCAGGATAAAGTTTCTCAAACATATCCCAAATTTTATCAAAAACTTCGTTAGCAAATTTTTCATCTCCGCAATCACAAATTAAAGTTTTTGAAGCCCCTTCAACATTCTCGTAATAATTAATAATCAAAGTTTTGCCCTGCACTTGCGCCATTCTGATATCATCTAAACACAAAATAAACTTACAAAATCGGATATAAAGTTTCATAAAGCAATAGACCCCGCCAGTTTTGCCGATGTGTGCGTCTTGG